GACGAAGAACGCCTCGCCTTCGAGCCCCCCGACGCCAACTACTTCAAGGCCGACCCGAAAATCCGATCCATCAACGACGCGGCGAAGAAGGTCGACCCGGTCGAGGTCGACGTTCCCATGCCCGACTCGGAACCGGAGGGGCCATGAGCCATCGACTCGGAGATCCGGGGACCGTCATCTTCTCCTCGGCAGCGAGCTACGCGGGCGCGGGATTCAGTCTCGCCGCCGGACAGAACTACTGGCTGCGATTCACGGACGGCACCTACCTCGCCGCGTCGGACGTGAACTGCTGGAAGTACGTCGACTTCAAGGGCGCCAGCAAAATCCAGTTCTGCTGGGAATGTCAAATCACAGCCGCGAACGGCTGGGGCAGCAACACGCCCAGCACGACGCACTCGGCGCTCCTCGGCGTCGCCGACCCGGCTCGCCCCAGCCCGTCCATCGTGACGACGCCTGAGATCGTGAAGATCGCGCCCGTCGCGCCGACGCTCCTCGGCGTCGGCAGCTTGCTCGAAGGCCGCAGCCTCGACCGTGCGAACAACACGATCCAGACGCTCGACACGAACAACATCCTGTTCAAGAACTCGATCGTGTTCGACGGCTTGGCCGCATCCGACACGCACTCGATCATGCAGCCGTTCTGGATCGGCGCGCGCGGCGCGCGCACCGGCGCCGACAGCGGCGTGGCACCCTACGGAGCCCCGGCGTTCGACATCGCAGGACTCGCCGGCATGTGGCTCGCCTTCACGTTCAACACGAACGCCGCGTGGCTGCCGACGCCGCGGACGATCGTGCATACGGCGCGCCTCTCGATGATGCTGCTGGGAGACTGACATGGGCGGCTTCAGTTCGTCGCATCTCCTGAAGCGCTACGCGCCGACGGAAGAGCTGGATCGCGAGCTGCTCAAGCGGCTCAACGTCCAGCCCGACGAGCTGACGCCGCTTGTCATCGCAAAGATCTGGCGCGCCTGTCGACAGGACGAGGACTTCTTCATCTTCAACTTCGTCCGCACGAAGGACGAGCACGACCTCGACGTTCCCGCGAAACCGCTCCCGAACCACCCCTACCTGCACACGCTTCTCCACCAGATCCGCAACGAGCCCGTGCTCTACGTCGAGAAGTCGCGGCAGATGATGGTGACGTGGATCATCATCGCGCACATGGTTTGGAAAGCGAAGTTCCGTCGCAACTACCTCGGGTTCGTGCAATCGAAGAAGCAAGAGGACGCCGCGAATCTCACGTTCAACAAGGACTGGGAGATGGCGCGCGCCAGCTTCATCGAGCTACACCTGCCGCCGTGGATGCGCTCGACACAGTCGGAGGGCACCTACGGCAAGCTACGCTATCCCACCGGCTCGCTCATCTGGGGGATCCCACAGGGTCCGGACGTGCTGCGCAGCTACACGGCGAGCGAGGTGTTCATGGACGAATGCGCCTTCTGGGACGTGAAACGATTCGCTCCGATCGTCATGGCGCTCCTGGCAATGTCGCAACCGTGTCGCGCCGGCAACCTGGCGGCCGAGTTCTCGCACGGCCCGACGCTCCCGTTCTTCACGATGTCATTCGATGACAAGGGAGACGCGCACGGCAACATGCTGAGCGCGGGCGCCGGCTACAGCTTCAACTGGAACCTGTATCCGGGGGCCACCGGCGAGGTGCGCAAACTGACGCTCGGAGTCCCGATCTTCGCCAACATCGTCGGAGGCGACCCCGAAACTTTTTCGCTTGCCGCCGGCGGTACGATCGGGACTTTGAACAACCTGATAGCCGTCGGCGCAGCGATTCGACTCATCGACGCGGCCCCCGGCAGATTGCCGCAGGGCGTCGCCGACGGGTTCGACAGCACCGACGTCATGGTCCTCGTTTCGTTCGGATTCAACATGGGCGGCGGCACGCCGGCGAGTTCTCCCGCGCACGGGCTAAAACTCCGCGACGTTTCCGAGCAGAAGCCGCCGCCCAATTACTTCCACCCGTGGTAGAGGTGCGGCTTGTTCGAGGAGTCCGTCAGTCTCTACCGAGCGCCGAACGGCGCGGCCGTCGTGCGGCTGCACTACTCGGCCGACCCCGCGAAGGATACGCGCAGAGTCGACGGGGTGCGGTGGGTCGCTGAAACATCCTCGGCATACCCGAGCGGCATCAGGGGTGCGGAATGGCGACAAGAGTACGAAATCGACTGGTACTTGCACGGCAAGTCGCCCGTGTTCCCGGACTGGGACGAGCGCTACGTGCCAGCGGTTGTTATCCCGCCATTCTCGGTTCCGTCCTCCTGGCCGGTGTACGTCGGCTACGACTACGGCTACCGAGAGTTCGCCTCGGCGTCGTTCATCGCGTTCAAGGACCGCGAGAGCCTCGTCAAGATCCAAGAGATCTACTTGCGCGAAACGCCGCCACAGGAGTTCGCCGAGCTGATGAAGGCGTCGCCCTACTGGCCGCAGGTGCGCTACGTGGTCGGCGACCCGAGCATTTGGACCACGACGCAGCACACCACGATCAATGGCAAGACACAGTCGTATTCCATTGGCAAGATCTTCCGCGACTGCGGCATCACGATCCGACAAGGCCGCAACGAGCCGGGCGTCGACATCGCCTACAAGGACCTGCTGATCGGCAACCTGTGGCGCTACCCGAAGCCCGGCAAGATCAAGTACCGGATCGTCAGCACGTGCGTCAACACGATCGCGGAGTACCGCGCCGTGCAGTTCAAAGACCACGTGTCAAAGAACAAGGCGGAGTCGAGCGACCTGCCGGAAGTGATCGCGAGCAAGAAGGTCCACGCCTGGGACTCCGACAAGTACGTGATCCTATCGCGACCCATGGCGCTACCAAGGCGCGACGAAGAGCCGCCGGCAGACAGCATCGCGGCGCTGCGCGCTGAGTTCAAACGACGGCGAGAGAGGTCAAGGTTGATTATCCGATGAAGGCCAAACGAGCGGTGGAAGAGATCGACGTCCCGATGCCGGACGACATCCCGGTCAAGATCGTCAAGAGCGAAGAGCCGCCGACGATCATGTACGTCTGTTACAAGTGCTGCCGGCGCACGCCCGTCAAGACGTTTGTCATGTTCTCGTTGCCGACGTGCGCCGTCTGCTTCACGAAGCTCGACACCGAAACGCCGGACTACGTGCCATGACATTCGTCCGTCAGTGCGACGGCTGCGAGCGCCTGCTCGTCGAAGGCGAAGAGTCGCGGTGGGGGCGCGCCGAGATCCGCGACGAGGAGTGGGACTTCTGTCCCAACTGCATGCCGCGGGTCGAGGAGTTCCGCAAGCGGGCGGAGGACTACTACGACGAGATGATGGGTGTGATCGACGCGCGCGAGCGCGAACTGTGGGGCGAGTTCTGGGGGATAGTCCATGCCAGCGAAGGCGAAGGTCGAAAAGAGTAGGCTCGCCAACGAGGCAGAGACCGCCATGTGGCAGCGCCGCATCGAGCGCAGTCTCGCCGTGGCCGCGCCGCGCCATCGCGTGTTCACGCGCAACGAAGCGTGGTACGCCGGCTTCCAGAATCTCGAGTTCGACGACCTCGGAGTCCCGGCCGTCGAAGGCATGTTCACGTACGGCTACGACCCCGGCCCGCACGGCCAGATCATCGTCAACCGCCTCATGGCGATCGTGGCGGCACAGGTCGCCAGCATCGCCTACAAGGACCCCTGGGCGCGCCTCAAGACGCGCAAGCCGCTCGGCGACGACCGCATCGAGAAAACGCGCGTCGCCGAGTACACGCTGAACTACGTGCTGCGCGCGGAGGAGAACGACCTCCAGCAGCAAATCCGAACCTTCGTTGTCAACTGCCTCATGGCGTACGGCATCTTGAAGGTGTCCTACACGCCAGAATTCGCCACGCCGGCGGAGGAGGACGAGAGGACTGGGCCGCTCGAATTCGATCAGGACACCGGCGACTTCGACATCCTCGGAGGGATTCCAGCCCTCTCCGATGACAAGTCGTCGCTGGTGTCACGCGGCGACGAGTTTCTCCTCGAGTCTTTCCTCCCCGGCCAGCTCTTTCAGGTGCGCAGCGTCCAGTGGCAGGACGTGGCGCACGATCCGGAGGGCGGGCAGAACTTCTACGATCACGCCTGGTTCGCGGAGCGCATGGTGTTCCGCCTGGACGAGTTCGAGGACGACCCGCTCTACAACCACAAGAAGGGCATCGACAAGGCCGCGAAGCACATCGACGACGTGCTGTCGGAAGGCCCAAACCGCATCCACAACATGACGCATCGCTACAACTACCGCGCAGCGGGCGGCGGTGCGAGCGACCCGACCGACGAGGACGGGCTGCGGCTGTTCGCGTGGCAGATCCACGACTTCAAGACCGGCGACGAAATGCGGCCCCAGTGGGTCCGGCACAGCCCGTACGTATTCGGCATGTTCCACCGCCGGCCCGGCGAGTGGTTCCCGATCACCGAGACCGAAGCCTGGATCCCGACCGGCGAGACCTACAACCAGCTCAACTGGTTGAAGCTGCGCCACACGAAGCGCTTCTTGCGCAAGTACCAGGTGCAGGAGGACGAACTCGACGAGTCAGGATTCGACCAGCTCAAGGATCACGAGGACGGCGTCATTCTCAAAACGAAGTCGGGCGGCGAAGTCGTGTTCCCGATCAAAGACGCCCCGATGGATCCGACGATCTACAACGACATGGGCCGCGCGATCACCGACGGCAACGAGATCATGGCGTCACCGAACGAAACGGCGCGCACCGACACCGCGACCGTCGGCGCCATCGTCGAGTCGCGCGCAGTCGCGCGCGAGACCGACAAGAAGAGCGTGGTCGCGCGCGCCCTCTCCCGAGCGTTCCAGAAGATGCTCTCGAACCTGCAAGCCAACCTCGACACGAAACTCGCGGTGGCGATCGCCGGACCCGACGGCGAAGTCTGGGAGCAACAGGTCGGCCGCATCCAGCTCACCGGCGAATGGGACGTCGAGATCGACATCAACGAGATGGGCTTGCCAAATTCTGACAAGCGGGTCGCCAAGCTGAATCAGGCCATCTCGCTCTTCGGGCCGGTCGTGTTCCGCTCGAAGCTGTTCGTGCGGCGATACCTGCAAGAACTCGAGATGGACGACCCGGCGCTCGCCGATGACATCGTCGCGCAGTTCCAGCAAGTCCAGTCCGAGGCGCTGATCCAGCAGGAGATGCGCCAGGGCGGATTCCGCGGCGTCGGCGGCCAAGAGCCGGGTCAGGGCCAAGGCGGCGGAATGGCCGTCGTTCAGGGCGGCGGCGGCCCGAGCGGTGGTCGCTCGGCCGGCCGCAACGCCCGTTCGCGTCCGTAGGAGGAGACCGTGCCCGAATACCCGTTCAAGTGTGAGGCGTGCGCGCCGATGCAAGGACCGGAGGAGCCCGACAGGGACTACGCGACGCGCATCCGTCGCGAGTTCGACTCGGGTGTCCGCGTCGAAGTGTTCAAGCAAACGTCGGCGCAGTACGGACCGCAGATGTTCCCGAGCTGTCCGAACGGTCACGGCACGATGGCCCGACAGTTCAACGACGGCGGGCGGATCGCCTATCGCTCGAAAGGGGTATTCCCGTGCGAACTCCCGGATCTGGAATGCGAACGACTTGGCGACCGCGGGCCGGTGCGCGTCGAGGACTACCAGGACTACAAGAAGAAGCTCAAGGAGCGCGGGCTCATGGAGCGCGAGCCCAGTCGCAACACGCAGTTCGCCATGCGGGAAATCCAGCGAAAGCGGAAGTACATATGAACGACGCGCTCCAGGAACAGGTCACGGCGCTGCGCCGCAAGACCAGCAACGGCCACGCCGACGCCAATCCCAACACCGGCAGCGTCGCCGAGCGCATCGCGCGCCTGATCATGAAGGCGAAGCGCGCTCGCGACGAGAACCGGATCGACGAAGTCACATACGCGCGCATCGTCGCGCAACTCCGAAGAACGGCGGGAGGTGTGACATGAGCAAGAAGAAGGGCAGCAAGAAGGGCGGCAAGGGCGGCCCGAAAGGTGGACCCAAGACCGGGCTCCGCCTCGCGATGAAGGGGTGCTAGATGTCCAACGAGATCAAGCCGGGTAGTTTCGACTACTCGGAAAAGAAAGTCGACGACATGGCTCACAATCCGAGCGATGCGCCGATGAAAGGCATGCCGGCGACGGTGCCGCAACGCGGGGGCACCCGCGGAACGTACTCGACGCCGTACAAGCCACCGGCGCCCAGCAAGAAGGACTGAGCGCCACAGATCGACGACTCGAACGTGAGAGGTGCAAGGTGCGCGGCAATCGTGCTGGAATCGACGAGGCGGATCTCGACGCCCTGGACGCCATCGACGAGTTCGATATTCCCACTCCCGGTGATCCGGACGAGGAGGAATCCCAGCGTCTCTTGGCCGAGTTCACCACGCCCGACGACGACAGCGAGGCGCTGGACGATGAGTCCGGCGACGTGGACGAGTTCGCGCTGCTCGAACGCATGCCAAACGACCTGCGAGGGGACTTCGTCAAGTACCTCAAGCGGGTACGCGCTTCTGCGCCGGCCCAGCCGGCGGAGCGGCGCGACGCGTCTGACGAGACCGACATGGCCGAGATCGCCAACTTCCTGCGCGGCATGAACGCGGAGCGATCCGCAGCTCCGACTTCGGACGAGACTCCGGAGTCGGACGCGGGCACTCGTTTCGGCGTGCCGGCGGAGTTCGGCGCACTCGAACCCATCCTGGACGGAATCCGTTCCGAACAGCTCGGCCTCGTGAAGCGCGTCGAGGAGAAACTAAATCATGTCCTGGCTCGCATAGACCGGAGCGAACAGCAGGCGCGGAACGAGAAGTTCCAAGCCGAGTTCAACGGGCTGCGCAAGACGTACAAGGAACTCTATCCGAAGCTCGCCCCTCGCGTGAGCGAGCTGCTGAAAGAGACTCCGAGTCTCGCGATGACGCCGGCGGGAGTCACGAAGGCTTTCCGCGACGCCCATCTCGAGCTGCGCCTCGCGGCAGCGGAAAGCGAGCTGAAGAGCGCTCGACGCGCCGGCATCATGCCGCGCGCCGCGTCCGGACGGATCGCCGGCCG